AGAAAACTTAAACTACGTTGAAGGGCTTGACGTTGTCAACGTTGGTTTAGGCGCAGTCCTTTATGATGTAAAAACGCATACATATTACACACCGAACATTGACTCGCAGACAGATCTTAATAAAACGGAATCTATGCTTGAAAGTCATGTAGAGGAACAGGAATTCACATCAAGCGGAAACTCCGCCGATGCATAGGAAGGAGGGAAAGCGCAATGTACATCAGAATCACCGACAACACGGTTGAAATCGAAGGTTATGTCAATGCCGTTGAACGTCTTTCAAAGCCTTTACCGAGCCGCAGGGGCGATTTCTTAGAGCGAATCCGAAAGGGTGCGTTTGAAAGAGCTTTAAAAAGAAACGATGATGTCAGATTCCTTTTAAATCATAACTGGAATAGAGATCTTGGCGGCACCAAAGACGGCAATGTGGAATTAACTGAAGATAATATCGGTTTGCACATCCGAGCAACTATAAGTGACGCTGAAGCAGTACAGAAGGCAAAGCGGGGCGAGCTTATAGGTTTCAGTTTTGGTTTCGAGGATAGAGATGTAGACGAACAGTCTGAAAACGGTATGATGACAAGGAACGTAAACGACCTTGATTTGTACGAAATTTCAGTCCTTGACAGAACAAAAACACCGGCTTACGATGGAACTTTGATAAACGTCAGAGATTCAGAAGGAGAGCAGGCAAAAAAGATTTATTTCGGCGAAACTTTTGCTGACGAAATAAATATCAAAAATGAAGCAAAAACCGAAGTCAGAGAAAAGTCAGAGGAAAAACCGATTGACTACTCAGAAGCGGAAAAAATTATTTCAGAAATGAAAGGAGAAAATTAATCATGCGTAAAGACCTTATCGAAAAGAAGAATGACCTTATCACAAGAGCGGAAAACGTTCTTAATAAGGCAAAGGAAGAAAAGAGGGAATTAACACCTGACGAAATGCAGGAACTTGCAGAAATCAGGGACGACATCCGAAAGATCAAGGAAACTCTCGGCATTGAAAAGGAGATTGACGACATGAGAGAACTCGAAGAAAAGCAGGATGCAACACCAACAGATGCAGAAAGAGCTTGCGGTGATGCAGAAAAGAAAAGATCACTCGAAGAAGCTAACAAGGTAGCGGCACAGGAAAAGGCGTTTGAAGCGTACATCCGCGGTACAGCATCACAGAGAGACGTTGACGTAAACCTCACAGTCGCAAACAATGGCGCTGTTATTCCGACAACCATTGCAAATAAGATCATAAAGAAGGTTTATGACATTTGCCCGATCCTTGAAAAGTCCACAAAGTACAACGTGAAGGGAAATCTCGATATTCCGTTTTATCCTGCAAGTGACGAAAGCCTTATTACCGTTGCATATCACGAGGAGTTTTCTGAACTTCTTTCAACAAACGGAAACTTCAGCAAGATTTCTCTCGGCGGTTTCCTTGCAGGCGTACTTTCAAAGATTTCAAGATCACTTATCAACAATGCCGCATTTGACATTCTCGGTTTTGTAGTTGATGAAATGGCATATGCGATCAAGCGTTTCATTGAAAAGGAACTTTTAATCGGTACAGTCGGCAAGGTTGAAGGACTTTCAACACTTACAAATGCGATCACATCGGCAAAGGCTGACGAGATCAAGGCAGACGAAATTATAGACCTGCACGACAGCATCAAGGACGAATTTCAGAACGGTGCTATTTGGATTATGTCACCGGCAACAAGAACATACCTTCGTAAGCTGAAGTCCTCAACAGGTTATTACCTGCTTAACGATGATGTATCAACACCATTCGGCACCTCAATTCTCGGAAAGCCGGTTTATGTATCAGACAACATGCCGGACTACACAGAGGACGGCAAAGTAGCAATTTACTACGGTGATATGTCAGGACTTGCGACAAAGTTCTCCGAGGAAATTAACATTGAAGTCCTCAGAGAAAAGTACGCGACAGAACATGCAGTCGGCGTAGTTGGTTGGTTCGAGTTCGACTCAAAGGTAGAAAACGAACAGAAAATTGCAAAGCTCGTTATGCACGCATAATCCCTTTATTTTTCCCTATATTGTGTTATATGTTCCCGATGCAAATGTCGGGAACATATCAACAATCAGGAAGGAGTTAAAACCATGTACAACACAAAAAATTATACAGAGCAGGGCGGAGATGTTACACACATCGGCGGCAAGCTTGTATTTGATGAAGGTGCGGAAAGTTTAATGCCGAATCAGGAAGCAGGAACAAGCACAACAGCGTCAAACATACTTGCGGCAGTAAATGCTTTACTTGTAAAGTTAAAGAACGCCGGATTAATGACGGCCGATAACTGGAATACACCTACAGTTACAAAGAGCATCAACGACACGTTTGCAGGCCATGCTGACAGGCAGTACAACACAGAACAGATTTCAAGCGTTGCCGTTACAGGTGAAAATGATAATTTCGAGATCACTATTACACTTTCAAAAAAGGTTAGTGAACTGAAGGACTTTGATGGCGGCAACGGATGGGGCGTTCATAAATGGCTTGGAATCGGCGTACAGCCGTGGAGTAATGCGATAACCTCTTTATACTATAACGGGGCAGAACTCACTGCAGAGGACGTCACAGAAGCGCAGAGAGTAGGACTTGACAGCGCAGGCTATTTTGTAAGATGGGTTGCGGCTGATTTAGTCCTTGCAGGTAACAACGAGGAAAAGTCAAAAGGTAAATTTACTATTTGGGCGGACGGCTTTAAGACAGCGCACTACACACTGAAGATCGTAGAGCCTACAGAATAAGACGAAAGGATGTGCGGATCGTGAAGGTTAGCGAACTTACTGTTGCAGAGCTTGCGAGCTATTGCAGAATCGCAGAACCTACGCCCGAAGATCTTAGTTTTTTATCTCAGGCATTGGCGGCGACTAAAGCATATATCAAATCATATACAGGACTAAATGACGAAAGTGTAGACAAGCACGATGATTTTGTCATAGCCGTATATATCTTAGTTCAGGATATGTACGACAACAGAGCAATGTATATTGATAGTCATATAGTGCCGAATGCTACGGTAGAAACTATTCTCGGGATGCACTCGGTAAATCTGTTATGAAATATCCATTAAACGCAGGGAAATACAATAAAAAAATTGAAATTTACAGCGTAACGAATGTGACGGATTCACAGGGATTTCAAACAGTAACAGAAACGCTTGTACTCACAACATATGCGGCAGTACACACAACAAGAGGTTATACGATAATAACTGCTAATAGTGACTTTGAAAGAGCGTACACACGTTTCACGATCCGCTATCCAGTTACAGAGATAACCCGAAAAATGTTTGTGAAGTATAACGGCAAAACATATTCAATTGAATATCTGAATAACATTGATGAATCCGGCGTTGAACTTGAAATACAAGCAAAGGAGAATACGCACTAATGGCTAAAGCTCAATTTGAAATTCCGGCGGAATTAATCAGGCAAATGAATGATCTCGAACACAACACCGAAAAAATGATGGGAGAAATGGTTGAAGCAGGGGCGAAAACCGTACTTGCAAAGATACAGGAAAACGCACCTGCGGCAATGAAAAAAGATGCCGAATTAATGCAGTGTTTAGGCACCACGAAAGTTTATAAAACGCCCTCAGATGACGGTATAAATGTTAAAGTCGGATTTTCAGGTTACTTTAGTAATCAGGACGGACAGCGCACTCCTGCCGCTCTCGTTGCAAATGTATTTGAGTACGGAAGAAGCACTTCGCCGTATCCTAAACAGCCGTTTATGCGTAAATCATTCAATAAAACAGCAATCACCAAAGCAATGGAAGAAGTGCAGAAAAAGTATATCAAAGAGGATTGACGAAAAATGAATGATATTATCGAAAATGCTTTTTCAGGTTTCAGCGTTGACGGGGTTTTAATACCTGTTAAATATCTTTATTACAAAGGGCAGGGCGAACCCTACGTCACGTATACAGCATCAAATAACACAGCAGTTTTTACAGCCGAAGATCAAATTCAGAACTACGTTACGTACTATGATTTTGATATTTATTCAAAAGGAAATTATTATCCGATTGAACAGGCTATTAAAAATATTATGAAAGCAAATAATTTTATGTACGTTCCGTCTCAGGATTCCGCAGAAATGTACGAAACTGATACAGGATATTATCATAAAACACTTTGCTTCGGTATTGAAAGGAGTTAATTTTTATGGCGAAAATAGGTTTAAACAATTTAAAGTTTGCGATCCTTCAGGAAGCAGGTGAAAGCGTTTCTTACGGTGCAATGCAGTCACTCGGAAAAGCAGTTTCAGCTAATGCGTCAATCACAAACAACACAGCGGTACTCTATGCAGATGATGCAATAGCAGAAAGCGACAACACATTTTCAAGCGGTACACTTTCACTTACCGTTGACGATGATGATGATGCAGTATTCGCACCACTTCTCGGACACGAAATTGACAATGCAACCGGAGCTATGATCCGCAACAAGAATGATTCAGCTCCGTATGTGGGCGTAGGCAGAATCATTAATAAAATGGTTGGCGGAATCCGCAAGTATAAGGTTGAATTTCTCTCGAAGGTCAAGTTTGCAGAACCTACACAGGAAAACAACACTCACGGCGAAACAACAGAGTTCGGAACTCAGACAATCGAAGGTACCGTTGCAACACTTTCAAACGGAGAGTGGAGTAAGTCAAAGACATTTACAAGTCATGCGTCCGCCCTTGAATTCCTTGCAACATGCTTCGGACAGGTTACAACTTCAAATGCGTTTGAAGGTGACGGAGCAACAACAGCGTTCACACTTTCACACACACCAACAAGCATTTTTACAGTAACCGTAAATGGCGCAGTGGTATCACCTGAAAATTATTCAGTAGCAGGAACAACACTGACATTCAACACAGCACCGGCTAACGATGCCGTGATTTATGTTGCATACGCTTATAACGCATCCTGATAGCGAGGGCGGGGCATTTCCGTCCCGCCCTTTAATTTTACATTAAAGAGCGGAAAGCCGCTTTACCTGCCGTGCAGGGGCGTATTTAAATACGTTAGCTCACGTACCATGAGTACGAAGAGATTCTTTATCCGTTTTGATTCAATCAAGGCGGATAATGCTTTATTTAAGATCATACCAAAAGGAG